TAGATTATATCACGTTTCAACAAAAATCAGAAACGGAGAATTTAAAAATGGCAAATGAATTAGGAATCTTTAGTGTTGATAAATTGAATCTGACTACAATTAAAGATTATTTAAAAGGTGGCAGTCAAGCAAGTGATGATGAATTAATTTTGCTTATTAACCTTTGCAAACAAAACAACATGAATCCATTTATGAAAGAAGTTTACTTCATAAAATACGGTTCAGCACCAGCTCAAATCGTTGTGTCTCGTGACTTTTATCGAAAACGTGCATTTCAAAATCCAAACTTTGTAGGAATAGAAGTAGGGGTAATTGTTCTAAATAAAGATGGAGTCTTGGAACACAATGAAGGAACGTTTAAAACTCGTGAACAAGAATTGGTAGGTGCATGGGCTAGAGTTCATCTAAAGAATACAGAAATACCAGTGTATGTTGCTGTATCTTATGATGAATATGTTCAAATGAAAAATGGACAACCAAATAGTATGTGGGCAAACAAACCATGTACCATGCTTGGAAAAGTAGCCGAAAGCCAAGCATTGAGAATGGCATTTCCTGCTGAATTTTCTGGAACTTATGGAGAAGAAGAATATCCTGAGCCAGAAAAAGAACCTCGGGAAGTGAACGGAGTTAAAGAGCCTAACCGTGCTCAAATCGAATCTTTTGATAAGGAAAACTACGCAGCAAAGAAGATTGAAGAGTTGAAAGAAAAAGCTCAACCTCAAAAAGAAGTTGTTGAAGAAACTGGAGAAGTGATTAAAGAAGTAACAGCGGAGGATTTCTAAAATGAGTGAAGTTATTGAAAACCAAGAAGTAAAAGATATTCAAATTGAGTTTAAGCCAGCTGTTATCAATGTTCTTGAAAAAGAAAAATTTAAAGAATCAATTGATTTGATTGTTGCTAAGTACGAGGGCCATGTTCCGAGCGCAGAAAATTTAACAGTTGATAGAAAAACTCGGGCAGAGCTAAATAAGCTGATTACAAAGATTGAAACAAGACGTAAGGAAATTAAGAAATCAATTAATATTCCTTATGCTGAGTTTGAAGTTTGGTACAAAAAAGAAATTGCTCCAATGGAAAAAGTCATTGAAACAATTGACGAAGGAATCAAAAAAATTGAAGCTGAACAAAAAGAAGCAAGAAAAAAAGTTGTCCATGAATTGCTAGTTGAACTGACAACAGACACAGAAGTAGATTCTCGAATATTCGAAAACTTTGTTGATGATTGGGCCAAAGCATCAAACTTTAATGATGTTAAACCTAAGAAGCAGCTTATTGATTCTATTACTTATGTTATTGATGGCGAAAAGCAAAAGATTGCAGACTACAAGGCCGACAAAGAAACAATCTCAAGCTTTTGTTTTGGAAATAATGTCAGCGATACACCATACATTCGGATGCTTGATAGTGGGAAATCTGTCAGCGAAGTAATGTCAGCAATTTCTGAGGATGTTCTTTTTGAAAAGCAACGTAAGGAAGCTGAGGAAAAACGAAAAGAAGCAGAAAGACAAAGACAAGCTGAACTCGAAAAACAAAAGCAAGAATACGAAACTAGAAAGCTTGAAGAATCGTTCAACGTTCTACCTTCTCATGTTGGTGAAGAAACCGCAAGAGCGTTATCTCAACCAGAAGTAGTTGAACATTTTAAAGAAGAATTTGATAAAAAAGCTGCTCAATCACAAATTGAAATATCTGGAACTACAGTCAATGAAGAGCCTGAAAATCTTCCTAACGAAAAATATATGGCAGTAATTGAAATTTATTTCTCAAGTATTGAAGAAAAAAATCAATGGAAGCAAGTCATGATTGATAATGGTTTCGGAGATTTTAAAGCAACAGAATTTAAAAAAATCTAATCTATGAGCAAACTGCAGTCCTCAAAAATCCTGAGCAGTAGAATTAGAAATAATTCAACTTTAAGCAAGACTACCTTGGGCGGTGGTTTCGTATTTAGTTAAGCTGGAGGGTGGCGGAACGAGCCGTAAAGTCAATGAGTATTTAGTGTTTACACATAACCACTCATCGCCAGCTTTTAATTTGAAATATAAAACTTGAAATAAATATAGAAGAAAGGAGTGTTCGTGGCACAAAAAAATAAAACCAAAATATATTTTTGGTTAAAGCTAGATGAAAACTTTTATAAGAACATAATCATAAAAAAAGCGAGAAAAACTAGCGATACTATGGTCATTGTGTATCAAAGACTGATGCTACAATCTTTAGCGACAAACGGATATTTATATTACGAAGGAGCTTTTGAAAATCTAGCCGAAGAACTTGCTACATCACTAGATGAAGATGTAGAGCAAGTACAAATGGCTTTAGCTTTCTTCTCTAAATATGGATTGATTCAATTTGATAATGAGCAAAATGCAAATATGCTACAAGTACATGCATTGATTGACCAAGAAACCAATTGGGCACGTTATCAAAGAGAGAATAGAAAAAAAGAAAAAACCGAAAAGTTGGACATTGTTCAACCGTTGTCCAACCACTGTCCAACAGAGATAGAGTTAGAGATAGATATAGAGAAAGAGATAGATAAAGAAGTAGAAGAAGAAATATCTACTCCACCTTCTGATTTACAAAAATTAATTGAACTCTACCAAAATAACTTTGGAATAGTAAAACCAATTCTTTATGATGACTTGAAAGCTGATTTAGAAGATTACGGTCTTGAGTTAATTATTGAAGCAATCAAACGAGCAGTAAAAAGACAACGTGAATATGCCTATGCACAAGGTATTCTAAAATCTTGGAATCGTTCAGGAATAAAAACACTTGAGCAGGCAAAAGCTGAGGAAGTGAACTTTCAAAATAAATCTCAAAATAAGTCTCAAAACAATCAGAATAACTTTCAGCAGCAAAAGCCAGTAAAAAAAGCTCCTGAATGGACTGATGAGGGTAGATTAATAAAAGCTGGTGTCGATACAACTGGAATGACTCAAAACGAAATGTACAAACTAGCTGGGGAAATGGGTTTGCATAATGAATGAAATCAGAAAGTATTATCTTGAACTAGCTAGTAAAGTCTGTGACGGAATTACTCCGGGACACCTTGATGAATGGCTTAAATGGGCCAAAGCAAACGGGATATTATTAAGTCCATGGTTGTTTATTTCATCAAAGACAGGTTTGAGTGTTGCAGAAGTATCAGAACGTATCTCGCCTTGGCACATGGAACACGGAAAACGTGTCGAGGATGAGTTCGAAAAAATAAAAATCGTTTTAAAAAGGTCAATATATGAAATTTGAATTTAACTTTCTCAGAAAAGAAATGATAAATGAGAATGATAACAAGGGCACAACTTATGGTTCAAGAATTGCTGCCAATAATACTAAACAGCGTTTAAGACGGATTGCATGTCGAACTGCTCATGAATGGCTAGATAAGTCATATGAAGTGTTCGAACAATTCCATGAGAAGCACCGTTGCGATGTGTTTGTTGTGATTTATCCACCCAAACGCTTTAAATATGATCCACCAAATTATGAACCAACTTCTAAAGCATTAATTGACGGACTGACAGATGCTGGAATTTGGAATGATGATAATTACAACGTTATTCGTAGAACAAGTTTTGAACATGGTGGGCTTTCTGGAGATACAAAGATGTGGAAAGTCGAGTTAGTAGTTAAAGTGGTGGAGGAATAAAAAAAAGCGCCTAGGCGCTTTGATAAATTAGTAAATGTTACACCAAGAACAAAAGAAAAAAGGATAAAGATCCAAAGACAAAGAAATATCTAGTAAATTGTTTTCTAATAGCGTTAACTTTGGCCTTAGAATCATCATCTAACATGACTATTTTTAAAGGATTATCGGGGGTGCTTAGTAAATATTCATCCCAAAAAGCTAGGCGGTCATTATCAATTAGACGTACAAGTTTAAAAAGAAGAGCAAGTAGGTAGAAAAAAACGACCGCAAATAATGCTTCCAAAATACTCTTTTGAGTTATCAGTCCAAAAATCATTAAAATGAAGGACAATATTAAAATTGCACCATAAATTCTTATTATTATTCTTTGCTTACGGCTGAAAAAGTTATTAAGTTCATATTTTGTAATAGAAAAATTTCGAGATTTGAGTTCCTTATTTGTGAGGTTAGGGAATCTTTCTTTAATTAACTTCTTCTTTGCTTTCACAAAGGGCTTTGTAGTTTTTTCCATATAAATACAAAAATTTATAAGGGTGATGATAAGGATGACAAGGACTATTAAGGATAAAATGCCTTTGAAATCTTGGAATTGCATAGAAGTACCTCGATGTGATTTTAATATTAACCATTTTACTATAAAAATATCGAAAAAGGAGAAAAGAGTTGAAAAATAAACTAATATCTCTGGTCATCAAAGTGTGTGACTGGTGGGGAGGGATTGAATGAAATTTTGGATAATAAAAAAACATAAGAATTTTATCTTATGTTCTAAATGAACTATTATTTAATAACTAATTTTTAAAGTGATACTGTATATTTAGCATGTGAAACATCACTCCATGAGTGAACTACTTGATAAAAACCACCTGCATAATTATTTTCTAGTGTTGTAAATGAAACTCCTGATTTGACAGAAATTACAATTCCTGTATGGCCATAGCCCCCAACTGAAACACCATTCCAAGTGCCATTTACTGGGACACTAAACAATCCACCCACTACTGGAGATGTTGAAGTTTTTAATTTTGAATTTGCTACAGCGTTGGCTCCAGGAACATATCCAGAAAGAGTTTTACCATGTTGTGATAAATAATACTCTGTCAATGCCACACATTGTGAATAACCTTTGTAAGTGGCTTGAGCAACATCAGCTCCAGCTAATTTTATTGAAGAAGTGGAACTAGGATTAACACTTCCGGTAGCTCTTCCTTTTACAGCATTGATGAAATTGGTTGCCAACGTTTTAGGATTGAAACCTGGTGTAGGTGGAACAACTTGTTTACCATAAAGTAAGGTATTAAGATCAGCAACAGAGAGCCAAGAAACATTTGTTGCGCTACCATCCCATGTAAATTTTCTCCAGTATACAGCTCCAGCTGTACCTGCTGAAACTACCACACCATTTTTTTCATAATGACCTTGGCCTAAATCTTTTACTGTTGGGTCAATTGTGAAGTACATTCCAGCTCTAGAATTGCTGTCAGGACCATCTGCAATATTTTTTCCACTGGCATCTACCCAGTTAACTTTATTGACAGGAATTCCATTATTTAACCAACTCCAATCCGAAACTGCAGGTGTGATAGCATTGCAACGAATTTGGTATTGTCCTGATTGGTATGAAACCGCATCGGCTTTATAAACCTTATATGTTGCTGCTTGTGCACCTATAGTTCCTGTGAATACCATTGCAACTACTAAGACAATGGCATAAAAAAATTTTTTCATTTCATTTCTCCTAAATGTGAAATAGTTCACTTATAGTGTATTCCTTTTCATACAGTTAGTCAAATAAAAATAAATAAATATTTAATCATTTTATTTAGTTAGATTTTAAAGATATAAACGTTATTTTATATGTAAGGAGAGAGCGATTGATATATATATATATAAACAAAACTACCACCATAATTGGCAGTAGTTGCATGTCATTTTAGACTAAGTTTTCCAAATGTTTAACTGCGTCTTCAATGGTATTTCCATAACCATAGATTCCTGAGTTATCAGCAAGATTTGCTCTAAAAATATCATTTGAAGTATCAAGAGTTACTGTATATTGGAAAAATTTATTTTTGTTAGTGAATGTCATAATTGCATTCTCCTTTCTTAAAAATACGAAAGGCATAGCGAAATTCTATACTGCCAAGTATAGCATTAATAAATCGAAAACACAAAGAGTACAAATCAATTGGTTGTAAGCCTACTGGAATTAGAAATAGGGTAGGTTAAGTAATTCATCAAATTCAGTCGTTCTATCAAGCGTCTCTATATATGGATTACCAAAAATAGGATGGACAGAAGTAACAAATATTTCTTTACCAGCACTATTTTTATAAGTGTACTTACATCCCATATCTATAAAATAAGCAGCCATAGCAGCTGTTTCCACAATACCACTCTCTAATTTTATATGAGTAATTTTTTTAGTGGATACTTCAGAAGGGTTAGAAAGACGAATATGTGTGATTTTATAAACCATAAATTTCCCCTTTTTTATTTTCATTATAGACTTTCTTTGTGAAAAAATAAAGTCTACAAAGAATGAATATAGCAAGAACTTTCTAACTGGATTATATTAAAAAGGAGAATTAATTTAATGGCAGATAAACTAGATAGAATTATCGGAGATTACTTAACAGGGAGATTAGCTGCAAATATCAAAGCTAGAGAACTTGATTTGAGAGCTAGAAAACCTACAGATAATCTTGGAATTAGAACACAATCATTTGGAATAGCACCGCAAGAGTCGGAATTTTTAAGAGTTGAGGAAGATGAACTAAATGGCATTCTCGGAAGAATGAAAAGACAAAAAGAAATACTTGATATGTTCTGGGATGTGGAATGTAGTGAGACAAAAAAAGCTTTACTTCTTCATTATCAGCAAAGAATGACATGGTACGGAGTAGCTCAAGAGATGTTTGTAGGTGTTACAACATTATGGCGCTGGAACAAATCATTTAAAGAAATGATTAGACCTTATTTGTAAGTGGTAAAATCGTGAAATGATTTTGAATGATTCGTTGAATTTTACCCCCTGTTTTAGTTGATATACTTGTATTATGAAGTAAAAGACAAAAGCACAAAATATCAATTAATTCGGTTTGGATATACTTCATAAAGGCTCAAAAGTTGGACTAGCATAACTGCGGTCGGTTCGATTCCGACTTTGAGTCATTCCTAAATTTGATACAGCTGTATATTAGGAATTACAGTCAATTAGACTGACGAGTTTAATTGAACTGAATAAGCAAGAAAGAAGATACGATATGGCAAATGATTGGGGATGGCCTTTTTCGGGTGGCTATAAAGGTTACGAAGAAGGTCAACAATTTGGTATGACAACCTATGATCGTACAGGAAATGGCGATTACTTCCATGATGGATTTGATTTTGGTTCAGCAAGATACCCTGGCTCAAATATTGCAGCTGTTCATGCTGGTACGGTAGTATATGCAGGATGGGCTCCGGCAGGCTACGGAGCACTGGGAACAGTGGTTGTAACCAAAGATTCAAATGGTTATTATGTTGTCTATCAAGAATTCGGCACAAGTATATCTAATATTAATGTTAGTGTAGGGCAGTCAGTAACTCTAGGGCAAGTAATTGGCACTCGTAATACAAGTCATTTACACTTGGGAATTACAAAAAAAGAATGGCTCTCAGCTCAGTCATCAGCATTCAAAGATGATGGAACTTGGCTAGATCCAATTAATATTATTCAAAATGGAACAGGAACAGTAGTTCCTGAAGTAAAAGGAGAAATTGATATGTATTTAATTCAAATTGTTACAGATAATAAATGGTATGTTTCTAATGGTACAGATGTTCGTTATTTAAAAACGCCACGAGTACGTGATTATTATTTAAATACTCTAAAACTTCCAGTTGACCGAATGTACCAAATTGAATTGAATAATGAATTTGGTAGTGCAGCAACTGATCCAAACCGTTATCCTAACAATTAGAGAATATATCTATAGTTAGAATACTTTGTGTAGCAAGTATGGTATATATCAGGGTTCGACTCCCTGACTTGCTATTCGATTGCATTGCTTAATAACCGGTGCATGGAAAAATATTTAAATTACTTATTAGCCTGTTTACGCTGGCTATTTTTGGATATTTTATGAGTAATAGTGCTTTTTTATATTGTTACTTGTTTTCATATATTATTTTTGTTTTAATTAAAGTGACATCTATTAAAAAGGAGTAGTATATGAATATTGGAAATGTAAGAGAGTTTCTTGCTAGTATCAATCCTAACGATTTGGATAACATTGATATGAGAATGATTCAAAAAATGGGAGAAGGTGTAGCTTCTTTTGCGCCTCAGCTAAGTGTGAATATGAAACAAGAATTGAAGGATTTTTACTGTGAAGTACTCAATAATAGCTTTTTTGATATAAAACAAGCTGAGTACAATCCCAACATCGTAATGGAAGGAACACTACAGGTTTCAAGTTTAGATACTGCTCATATTAGAGAAGTAATTAATGATATTGAAAGCGAAGATAATTATGTTGGAGATATGGAAGAGGTTGATTTAAATAATTTAAACTATTATAGTTTTAAATTCACTCAAGATAATCAAAGTCTTTATATTTTTAGACGATTCACAAAAATGAAAAAAATTAGGAATGGTATCTTGGGGATTTTCCAAGATAATAGTTTTAAAAAATTAGAAGCAAAAAAGTTTTTTGGAATAGACCGAGATATTGATATTATAATTTTTGAAGACCAAGTTTTAATAGTAAATAGATTTGCATTACAAACAATATTTAAGCTTAATGATTATTTTATAGAACGAACAACGTTAGCATTGGAAAAACTAGATCAGGGAGAAGTCATTGAAAATTTTAATGACTTTCAAAAAGATTGTATAAATGATAAAATGGCAGCAAGAAGAATGACTAAAATTATTAATACTCCAAGGAGGATTGAGGACTTTTTGGAGCATATTGATCAGCTACCAACTGTTATACAGCAATTCGATTTAGAAATTGAACTCAGTGAGGAAAATAAAATTAAATATAATGGAACAAAGGAGGCTCGAAGTCAAATTTTATACTGTATTTCAGATGCATATTATCAATCATTTATTCTACAAAGGTTAGGGGAAGATCCCTCGTAAAAAGAAAGGAGACAGAGTTGAGGACGATTCAAAAAATAGTGTTTTACATGTCTTCATTTATGCCACTATATTTATTATTAATAGTTCAGAACTTTCATTTTGGGGATAAGAAAAGTTGGTTTTCATTAAGCGTGATAAGAAAGCAATTTGATTTCTCAAATAAACCAGTTTCAATTTTTTGGTGGTTTTTGATAATTTTGATTTTGATATCTTTATTTGGATGTTTTATTTTTTTCAAAGTTTACACCTCTAAAGAAGGAAATTTGGCAGATATATCAGATGCTGAATTTGTAAGAGAAGACACAATGGGATATATCGTGACTTACATAGTTCCACTTTTATCCATGAATATAAATAGTGCAAGAAGTCTGGTAATAAATTTGCTATTATTTATAATAATTGGTACATTCTATGTCAAGAACGATCAGATATTTATGAATCCTATATATAATTTATTTGGTTATAACATATTTTCAGCCGAAAGTGGAATTTACATAACTAAGATCTCTAAGCAAAAGCTGAAGCTTCTTGCAAAAAATAATGAAAAAGTTAGAAGAACGAACATTTTAGGAGATATCTATGTATTGAAACAAAACAAAGAACGATAAGAATTATTACAGGTTGTCCAATGGGCAGCCTTTTATTGTTGGTGAAAGGAGAGAAAATGCCAGTATTAGAAAATGCAAGACATGAAAAGTTTGTTCAGTGCCTAATTTCTGGCATGAGCCAACGAAAAGCATATAGAGAGGCTATTAAACAATCCAAAAATTGGAAAGATGAAACAGTAGACTCTAAGGCATCTAATTTGTTTAAGATTGATAAGGTTCGGACAAGGTATAAAGAACTTCAAGAGGAAGCTCAAGATGCTGCTATAATGACTCGTAAAGAGCGAATGGTCACTCTATCAGAGATAGCTAAAAACGCTGAAAAAGAAGCTGACATGATTAAAGCAATTGATACCCTTAATAAAATGGATGGCGATTATACAAGCAAAGTTGAATTATCTGGATCAGTTAAAACCAATCCTTTTGTAGACTTATCAACAGAAGAACTTAGAAAGTTGGCGAGTCGTGATGGATAAAATAGCGCTAGGGGCAAAAATTGAGCTGTCCAAGCGCTTTTTCTTTGATTACTGTAATCTCATCATGCCAAGTTTTTATAAACGCGATAGAGCTTATCTGGTGACAATGTGCGAAGAGTTTCAGTCATTTCTAAATGATGATGAGCATGATGTTTTAGTTTTAAATCTTCCGCCACGTCACGGAAAGTCTCTCACGCTTGGTAAGTTTGTAGAGTGGGTGCTTGGTAATGACCACACAAAGAAAATCATGACTGGTTCATATAACGAAACTTTATCTACAGTCTTTTCTAAAAATGTTCGTAATACGCTCCAAGAAGAAAAAGCAGACGAAAACAAAATTGTTTACTCTGATATTTTCGATGCTGCAATAAAGTATGGAGATGCTGCTAAAAACCTCTGGAGTTTGTCAGACGGCTATAACAACTATTTGGCAACCTCTCCGACAGGTACCGCAACAGGTTTCGGTGCTGACATTATTATCATTGATGATGTTATCAAGAATGCTGAGGAAGCTAACAATGCGACAGTCTTAGAAAAACACTGGGACTGGTTCGTAAATACCATGCTTTCACGTTTGGAATCAGGCGGCAAAATCATAATCAATATGACTCGTTGGCATAGTGAAGACTTGGCTGGTCGTGCTTTGCGTGAATTGCCTAAGAATGGGTATCGAGTAAAGCATATTAATTTCAAAGCTTTCAATGAACAAACGAATGAAATGCTTTGTGATGATGTTCTGACACTTGAAGATTACAAGCGCAAGGTAAAAACAATGGGTGCTGATATCGCCAGCGCCAACTACCAGCAAGAACCGATTGATGTCAAAGGTCGTTTATATAGTGAGTTTCAAACTTACAATGCTCGTTCAGAGTACAAAAAGATTTGGAATTACTGCGATACTGCAGACACTGGGAAAGACTATCTCTGTTCAATTGTATGGGGAGAAACCTCAGACGGTTTTGCGGATGTGCTAGATATTATTTACACTCAAAAACCAATGGAATACACAGAAAATGCAGTGGCCAATCAATTAATTAATAACAGAGTGAATGCATCAAGAATCGAGCGCAACAATGGCGGTCGGTCTTTTGCTCGTTCTGTCAGGGATAAGATTCAAGGTAAAGTTGCTTGTGCTGTGGAAGATTTCTTCCAAGGAAATAATAAAGAAGCCCGGATTTATTCCAATAGTTATTGGATAGAGCAGCATGTTCGATTTCCTGATGACTGGCGGACTCGTTTCCCAGAATACTATCAAGCAATGGCAACTTATCAACGTGAAGGTAAAAACAAACACGATGATGCGCCGGATGCAACAACTGGAATTGCAGAAACGATGACTTCGAATAGAAACAGCAAGGTTGACATTGAAAAAACAATTAATAAATTCAAAAAATTAGGATTGTAGAGGTGACAAAGTGGAAGGATTCGTTGATTTATTGGGTAAGGAGCGTTTTGATAAAGAGGCAAATCTTGTCTATCGTGTTCCAGTTGATATGCTACCTAAAATCAAAATGTTAGATAAAAGTACTGAAAAAGTTGAAGAAGTCATTGATTTTGAGCATGAAGATATGCAGAAATTAATCATTGAGTTCATAGAACATCACAAGTCAAAACAAGTCCCTAGATTACAGCAATTGAAACGCTATATGCTAGCAGACAATAATATCAAGTATCGACCACCAAAACCTAATGGTCGTTCAGATAATCGTATTGCAAGTGATTTTGCAAACTTCATTGTTTCGTTTAAACTGGGAGTTCTTTTAGGAAACCCTTTGAAATATACTGGGGATAAATCAATCACAGATAAGATCGAGCAATTTTCTAGCCAAACAAATGAAGATTATCATAATCAATTAATGGGGCATGATGCCTTTGGTTTTGGCCGTGCTTATGAATGGATTGGTCGTGACGAGTTCGGGAAAGAAACTTTGGCAAAATTCAATGTTGAACAGACTTTTGTTATTTATGACAATACAAAAGATAAAAATTCAATCTGTGGCGTTCACTATTATGAGGATAAGTTTTTAGACAAGCAATGGACCCGTATAGAACTCTACACCAATACAGGGTTCAATTATTTCTTCCGAGCAGAAAACAATAATCTGACAGAAGCAAAACTTGAAGAAAATCGAATTGTAGAAAGTTACTTTGATACCATTCAAATAAATGAATGGATTAATAACGAAGAAAGATTAAGTGATTTTGAAAATGTACTTGATTCTATTGATGCATACGATTTATCTCGTTCAGAAATGGCAAACTTTCAACAAGATACTTCTGAGGCTTACTTAGTTATTAAAGGTAATCCTGATACCGGCCAAGATGAAACGGGAGACAACAGTAAATTAGAACTATTTAAAGCGATGCAAGAAGCAAGGATGCTCGTTTTAGGTGATAAAAAGATTTATGAAGGCGTTGCCGGTGCCGAACCAGATGCATACTATTTGAAGAAAGAATATGATGTTCAAGGTATAGAAGCCAATGATAGCCGAACAGTTGCTGACATCTTGCGTTTCACTTCATTGATTGATTTTACTGACGAAAATATAGGCTCCAATCAATCAGGTATTGGATTCCGTTTTAAAGGGTGGGGGTCTGATAATGACCGCAAAAATAAAGAGAGAATGGTAAAAAAAGCGCTCATGCGAAGATTGCGATTGCTCACTCATTCTTGGAGTATTAAAGATAATCTAACTCAATCTAACAAATTGGTTGATAAATTTAAATCCATATTTACCAATGATGAGAGCCAAAAAGAAAATTTATACAACAAAATTAATGAAGTACAGATCAAGTTTACCCCTAACGTTCCACAATCTGATGAAGAAATCATGACTGTTATTTCTGGTATGAATGGCATTGTTTCAGATGAAACACTTTGTCAAATGGCTGAAAAACTTACAGGCGTTTCAGCAGATGAAGAGCTTAAGAGGTTGAAAAAGCAAGATAGTGAAACAGCTATCTTTGACAAGGACAAGCAATCTAGTGAAAAGGGAACAGTAGTTCCTGAAACAAATGTGGAGGTAACCAATGCCCAAGATTAAAGTTGAGGCTGTAGTTAAGCAGCGGCTGTTTTACAGATTTAGTATTATAAAAATAAGATTTATCTCTTTTTTCAATAAACAACTTGCATCTAATATGGCCGAGGATTTGATTAAAGATATTGAATCTAATTTCAAAAAATACTTTCTGTGTAAGGTCAAATCACCGAAGGAGTAACCTATGACAACTCCTGATTACTGGATAAAACGTGAAAAAGCGTGGCAAGAACAACAAATCAAAGATGACACCAAACGCATGAAACAAATCATGGATAAACTATTTGAAGCTCAAGAAGCCATTCAAAAAGAAATCAATGCCAACTGGCAGAACTTTGCGAATGGTCAAGGAATTTCTATCAGTGAAGCCATGAAACGTGCGGATAAAATGGATGTCAAAGCATTTGCCAATAAAGCTAAGAAATACGTTGAAGAAAAAGACTTTTCACATCAAGCAAATCAAGTGTTGAAGCTTTATAACTTGACCATGAGAGTGAATCGTTTAGAACTTCTGAAAGCAAATATTGGCTTAGAATTGATTGCTGTATTTGACGACTTGGACAAATATTTCTCAAAAAGTTTGACTGGCGCAGCTCTCACAGAATTTGAAAGACAAGCTGGAATTCTTGGTTTAAGTGTTCCAAAGAACGGTTATAACAGTTTAGTTGAATCAGTTCTTAATGGAAGCTATAAAGTTGAGGGTTTTGCTAGTTTTTCTGACAAACTTTGGCAATATCAATTTGAATTGAAAGCTGACATTGAAAAACTTCTTATTCGTTCAGTAACTGGTGGAATCAATCCGAAAGCACTAGCCCCACAGCTTAAAAGGCTTATGACTGAACAAGGAAAGCTTAATGCGACTTACAACGCACAACGATTGCTTATATCAGAGACAACTCGAGTTCAGACAGCTATTCAGGAAGAAAGCTATAAAAAAGCTGATATTGATAGTTATGAGTATATTGCTGAACCGTCAGCTTGCCCTATCTGTGGAGCATTGAATGGTAAAATATTCAAATTAAAAGATATGTCGCCTGGCATTAATGCACCAAACATGCATCCGTTCTGTAGATGTAGCACAGCACCGCATGTTGATGATAAAGGTTTCTGGGATGATTTACTTGATAGAAAAGTAATCAGTCAAGACGAATACAAGCAAGCGTTTGAAGATAGAGCAGAAGCTGGCAAAGCAATTGAAGAATTGCGCAGAAAAAGAAAAGGAAATAAAAAATGAAAGATGAGTTTTACAATGAAATTAAAATTGATAATGGATTAATCGTTAACGGAAAAGAGCTAAAGCACTTAAAAAATATCGAAATTAAATCAGGATTGGATAATCTTTCTGAAATTACAGTAACCTTTTATGGTAAGATTGACGGCCTAGATAACCTCAAAGAAAACAAGGAATTATATTCTTTTAAACCTTCAGGAGAAGTTAACGGTAAATCGATTAAAAGAGGAGAAATTCGCTAAATGTACTTGCGTTTGTCAATGACAGGCGCTTTTCTTATGCTCAAAGGAGGGCAGAAAATGGATTTTGGACAAGCACTTACACAAGTAAAATTAGGAAAAAGTATTAAAAGAAAAGGGTGGAATGGTAAAAATCAATTTGTTTATTTGATAAAAGGTAGAGATTTGCAGAAGGGTTTGCATTATGGCTTTGGAGAATATTTAGGAGAGCCAACTATAACGGACACTTTGGCAATTAAAACAACAAGTAACCAAATTCAAGTCGGTTGGTTAGCTAGTCAAAGTGATATGTTATCAAACGACTGGGAAGTAATTGAATAAATTTTAAACCCGTCGAATTTCACGGGTTTTTCTTATGTCCAAGCATTGAAGACATGAAAAGCTATGGAAGTGCAAGCATTTATCCACGTTAAATGATATGGAAGGAGCATCAAAATGAAACATAAACAACTTTTACCACTCAATTTGCAACACTTTGCAGATGGTCAAGAAGGCGGTGAGGGTGGAGTGGGAACTGGCCAAGAAACTCCTCCTGAATTCAATGCTGACAGCTTGACTGATGAACAAGTGGCATCCATTAAAGAAAAATTTGGATTCAAAGATGATAATGATGTTAATTCTATTATTAACTCCAAATATTCTCGCTGGAAACAAGAACTTAATGAAAAACAAGATGAAGCTGCAAAATTAGCTGCTATGGATGAAAAAGAAAAAGCAGACTATGAAAAGCAACAACTTAAAGACAAAATAGCTGACTATGAGCGCAAGGAACAATTGGCTGAAATGTCTGAAACAGCTAGTGGCATGTTGTCAGATAAAGGCATTCAACCCACTAAAGAAGTTTTATCAATCATTGTATCAGAAGATGCAGATAAAACTTCCGACAATGTGAAATCTTATATTGCGGCAATTGAACTAGAGAGAAAAAACATTAAGGCAGATTTTGAAAAACGACTAGGAGGAAAAATTCCGCTAGAAGGTGGTTCAACTTCGACACTCTCAAGGGGTGCGCAAATGGCAAAAGCAGCTAATGATCAAACCAAAAAGCCTGAGAATGACCCTTGGGCAATGAAATAGGAGGAACGTAAATGGTATACGTACAAAAAGCACAAACTTACAAAGAAATTAATTTTCTAAAATCACAAAAATTTTTATCGTTCACAAAACAAGTGGATTCTAAAACTACAGGAGTGAAGGATGGGGTGCTTCCAGCTGGTTCTATTTATCCGGCTAATGATGCAACAGCAGAAGGAATCACGATTAATGATGTAGATGTTTCAAAAGGTGCGCAGCCAGTAGGAGTCATTGTAGATGGGCATATCTTGATTGAACGTTTGCCTGTTAAACCATCAGATGCAGCTCAAACAGCAATGCGTGAAGTTAAGTTCTATGACGCTAGTGGCAAAATGCTTGTGTTACCGGCTGCTTCAGCACCAACAGAATAAGTAAGAAATAGGAGAACAAATAAATGGTTAATATTGCAGAGTTATTTTCACAAAAAAATGTCCTTGATTACGTAGGTAATCGCCAAGCTACTCCTTTATTGGGTGAAACACTTTTCCCAGCTCGTAAAGTCCAAGGCTTAGAATTCGATATCTTAAAAGCGGGTACTCGTATTCCAACTATCGCAAGTGTACATGCATTTGATACAGAGGCTGAAATTGCTTCTCGTGTCGCTTCACGCAGCGCTCAAGAATTGGCTTTCATCAAACGTAAAATTCAACTTAAAGAAAAAGATCTCATTGCTTTACGTAATCCACGTACTGCCGAAGAACAACGTTTCTTGGAGCAAGAAGTATATAACGATGTTTATTCAATGGTTTCCTCAGTCAATGCCCGTGTCGAAAAAATGCGTATGGAAGTATTGGCGAACGGAACGGTAACACTTGATGAAAATGGGCTTGATCTTGTAGTAGATTATGGTGTTCCTGACGAACATAAAGCTAGTGCAGATTTTGCCGCTTCAGGAACTGATATTATTGGTTTATTGACTACTTGGGCATCTTCGCTTGATACAATGCCTACTCGTATTCTTACCTCTACTAAGGTTCGTAATGCAATCTTACAAAATGCTGGAATCAAAGGGTACTTCAAAGATGCAGGCTTACTTCCAACTGCCGGTACTTTGAACCAAGTGCTTCAACAATTCGGTTTGCCTACTATTGCTACTTACGACGCCAAGTATTACAAAGAAAATGCGCAAGGCGTGTTGGTTAAAGAGCGTTATTTCCCAGAAAACAAACTGGTTATGTTTGGAGCAGAAAACCCAGGGGAATCAATCTTTGGTGTAACTCCAGAAGAATCTCGTTTGCTTGCTGGTGGTTCAAATGACTACACGATTGGTAATGTATTTGCGACTGTTTATGAATCAGGACTTGATCCAGTTGGAACATGGACTAAAGCTGCGGGTACTGCTTTACCAAGTTTCCCAGAAGCAGATAATGTATTCCAAGCTACAGTGCTAGCGGAAGGATAATAAAGCATGGAAAAAATAAAAATTTTGAAATCTTTTACTGACATTAGAACAAAACAGTTGTATCGTGTTGGTCAAGAAGTAGAAGTTGCTGAAGAACGAGTGAAAGAAATCGAAGATAACCTAGAAGCATTTGGTGGAAGTTATTTTGAGGTTCTTGATGATATTAAGTCTAAGACAGACGAAACGAAACCAAAGAATACAGCTAAGAAAAAAGGGTAGTCCAATGACTATCCTTTTATTTTGAGAGGAGCAGACTATGGATGACATTCTAGCAGAAGTAAAGCGTTCTTTAGAAATTGAAGCTGATGAAAAGCTCGATTTACAACTCGAAGACTTTATAAATAGAATATCTAAACAATTATGTGTACGCTTGGGTTTTTTAGCAAAAGTTCCTGATGATTTAAATTATATTGTCGTTGAATGTGCAATTAAACGTTTCAACCGTAAAGGTAATGAAGGTATGGCTTCCTACGCTCAGGAAGGAGAAACAATTTCTTACGGAAACCTTTTAGATGAGTTTATGGATGATATCGTTGCATACAAGGAAAATGAAAAGTCAAAAAGCGTTCCACGTCGTGGGGTAATGACAGTAATATGAGATATGATAAAAAAATTATTTTTGTTACTGAAACTGGAGGAGAATATGATCCTGAATTAGGGGAGCATATAGAACCAACGATTGTTAAGACTGAAAAAATGGCTAATATTACTGATTTAGGAACTGAGCGTTCCAAAGTATTGTTCGGTGATGTTAAACAAGGAGCGAAAGTCGTTCGTTTAATGAGACCATATTTGGAAAAATGGGATTATGTGTTCATTGACAATGACAAATATAAGATTGTTACTGGTCGGCAATTACGATTAAAAAATACTTTTATTTTGCAGGAGGTCAGTCAATGAAAATAACTGGAATTGATGCCTTGCAAAAGAAGTTGAGAAAAAATGCCACGCTTGATGATGTCAAACATGTTGTAAAAAGCAACACCTCAAACATGAACAAGAATATGCAAAATCTTGCTCCTGTTGATACAGGTGATATGAAACGTTCAATAACCAGTGAATTTACAGATGGAGGGCTTACAGGAACGACTGGACCTCATACTGATTATGATGGATATGTTGAGAATGGCACACGATTTCAAGCAGCGCAACCATTTGTTAAACCTTCTTTTGATGTTCAAAAGAATGTATTCAAAAATGATTTAGAGAGGTTGACGAAATGATTAAAACTCGAGACCAATCTATTTTTGATGAGTTGTTCAAACAAGTTCAAGCCTTGGGTTATACTGTTTACGATTATAAGCCAATGAATGAAGTGGGCTATCCATTTGTAGAATTGGAGAATACTCAAACCATTCATGAACCAAATAAAACGGATATCAAGGGGACAGTAAGTCTTTCATTATCTGTTTGGGGCTTACATAGGAAGCGCAAAGAAGTGTCTGACATGGCAAGCAATATATTTAATCAAGCGTTAAATATAAATGCCACAGAGGGCTATTCTTGGGCTTTGAATTTACAAGCAAGTACTATTCAAATGTTGGACGATACAACAACAAATACACCTCTAAAAAGAGCGTTGATTAACTTAGAATTTAGACTAAGATAGGAGATTTAATATGGCAGAATTAATAGCCAAACAGGGTAAAGATATCATCTTGCTCTATCGTTTGCTTAGTAAAGCAACAGAAGAAGCCGCTTGGAAACTTGCATTCCAAACAGAACACTCGAATGAAAAAACTCGAGATTACAACACTACAGCAACCAAAGATGGACCTGTTGGTGCTCTTGCGGAAGTTGAATATAGTTTGTCTGCCACATCTATTGCAGCAAATGGTGACCCACATCTTGACGAAATGGACCAAGCGTTTGATGATGCAGCAATTCTTGAAGTGTGGGAAATTGATAAAGCTGAAAAGGGAATTGACGGAGAAAACAAAGACAAATACAAAGCGAAATATCTTCGTGCTTATCTTACAAGTTTCTCTTATGAGCCTAACTCAGAAGATGCGCTTGAGCTAAGTTTGGAATTCGGTGTTTTTGGTAAACCGCAAAAAGGTTATGCCACACTTACTGATGAACAAGCGGATGTTGTTCAGTATGTCTACAAAGATACAGTAAAAGAGACTACACCCTAATAACCCCGTAGTCGGTCAATCGACCGTAGGGGACGCTGAATTATAAACAACGAGTTAAAAGAGAGCTGAGTCTCTCTTTTATTTTTTTAAGGAGAAATCAAAATGGAATTAACAATTAATGACAAGCAGTATGTTTTTATATTCGGTTACCGATTCATTAAGGAATTGAATAAAAAAAATGAAGTCACAGAACGTGGGATGACTTTAAAAGCCGGTTTAGATAATGCTTTGATGAACTTCTTTAGTGGAGACATCGAAACACTTGTTGAAATGCTAAAAACTGCGAATACAACAGAAAATCCTCGTGTCTCTGAGAAAGGGATAGTTGAATGGATTGAAGAAAATGGTGTTGATATGCTTTTTGATTTAGTACTCGAAGAGTTAAAAAAGTCGGAATTTACCAAGAAGAAAACGTTGAACTTCGAGAAAGAAGTCAGCAAAAATCTACAGTAACAGATTTTGACAAACTCTATGAACAAGTTCAGATAAATTGCTTGCGTTATCTCGGAATTGCTAATCTAAGAGATATAGAGCGCATGACCATTTCGGAGTATGAATTAAGACTGAAAGCTTATAGGCTAAAAAGACTTGATGAGCAAGAATTTATTTACCAACAAGCGTGGGCGAATTGGCAAGTTCAATCAACGAAGCAACAAGGTAAGAAGCAAGTCCCTGTTTATTCAACCTTCAAGAAGTTTTTTGATAAGGAAAAATTTGAAAACGATATTTTAGGAATTGATTCTCCGAACAACACTTTTAAAAAGGACAATAAATTAATTGACCTCATGAAAAAAGCAAATAACTAGGAAAGGAGGAAAATATGGAATCTTACAGTGTAGAAGCAGTGTTGAGTGCTGTTGATAAAAATTTCACTTCAACCATGAATAAAGCAGATAGTTCAATGGGAGGATTAGATAAAAGTTCACAAAATACAAATACTTCTATCCTAGATATTGCTAAAGGGGTTGGAGTTTTTAAACTTGTTGATTCTGCGGTAGGTTTGGTTAGAAATTCATTAGATGGCGCTATAGATCGATTTGATACTTTGAATAAGTATCCTGTTGTAATGCAGGCGCTTGGTTATTCTGCTTCTGATGTTGATAAATCAATGGCAAAACTGAATAAAGGAATTGATGGCTTACCTACCTCTCTTAATGAAATTGTATCCAATACTTAACAACTTGCTATATCTACAGGAAGCTTAACAAAAGGAACTGATACAGCTATTGCGTTAAATAATGCTTTTCTAGCTTCTGGTGCTTCTACTGCAGACGCAAGCCGAGGAATGCAACAATATGTCCAAATGTTATCCAAGGGAACTGTTGATATGCAATCGTGGCACTCAATCCAAGAAACAATGCCCGTTGCAATGGATAAAGTTGCTAAGTCTTTTAAAGACCAAGGTGTAAATTCGGTTAGTGAGCTATATGATGCTTTACAAAGTGGGAAAATTACATTCGATGACTTTAATAGTCGATTAATTAAATTGAATGACGGTGTTGGAGGATTCGCGGAACTTGCTAAGAAAAATTCAGCAGGAATAAAAACCTCGTTCTCAAATGTAAAAACAGCAGTAGTGAAAGGTTTAGCAAATGTTTTATCTGCAATTGATAATGGAATGAAGAGCGCTGGCCTTGGGTCAATCGCTCAGAATTTTGACAAGTTAAAAACTGTAGTTAATCAAGTTTTTAGTGCAATTACAAAAGCTATTCCTCCAGTTATTAGTGTAATTGCAACATTTGTCAAATTGATAGGAAATATAATTAATGCACTAAAGCCGTTCTTGCCCGTATTATTGCCAATAATTACAACCTGGGGAGCATTCATGGTTCAGCTCAAAGGTGTTGGAGCAGTTGTAAAAACTTTTAACCAAGTTAAGTCTGCAGTAACAGGAGTGATGAGCACAATGAAAATATTGTTTGCTATCATGGCTGCAAATCCTATTACCGTATTTATTGGATTAATAGCGGCACTCGTAGCAGCTTTTGTATATTTTTATAACACGAATGAAGAATTTAGAAATAAAGTTAATCAAGTTTGGCAGTCTATTCTAGATTTTATACAACCGATAGTTGAAACTATCTCTAATTTTATTCAAACGGTATTCGGAGTCCTTGCAACTTGGTGGAGCGAAAATCAACAAACTATCTTGTCGATCGTGCAAACAGTATGGGGAGTCATCCAAGGTGTATTTGAAGTCGCAATGATCGCAATTCAAGCGCTTGTTTCTTTAGTATTAGGACAAATGCAAGCTGGCTGGGAAATTTGGAGCAATGTTATTTCAGGAATCGTACAAGTAGCATGGGCTTTGATTTCAAATATTTTTTCTGGTTCTTTAGACAATATTTTGGCGGTTGTAACGTTTGTTATTAAACAAGTCCAATTGGTGATTGATACAGTGATGAATGTTATTCAAGGGATAATAAAAACTGTTTGGTCACTTATTACAGGAGACTGGCAAGGCGCTTTAGATGGAATCAATCAAATTGTCGGAGCTTTTGGAAAGTACATTACCGGAACTTTTGATAATGTAATGGGATTAGCTAAAGACTTGATAAAAAATGGTATTGATACTATTAAAGGTATATTTGACAGCTTATCTAAAATTAATCTTCTTGACATTGGTAAGGCCATTATTGATGGTTTTGTCAAAGGTCTAAAAGCAGCTTGGGAAGCTGGCAAAAAGTTCATTGGCGGAATTGGAGACTGGATTAAAGAACATAAAGGTCCCATCCGTGTCGATAGAAAACTTTTAACTCCCGCTGGTAATGCTATTATGAATGGTTTGAATTCTGGTTTAACTGGAGGTTTCCGTGATGTTCAATCCAATGTTTCAGGAATGGGCGACATGATTGCTAATGCAATTAATTCTGACTATTCTGTGGATATTGGGGCAAACGTTGCTGCAGCTAATCGCTCAATCAGCAGTCAAGTTTCTCATGATGTGAACCTTAACCAAGGAAAACAGCCAGCTTATGTAAACTTAAAACTCGGAAGCCAAGAATATAAAGCTTTTGTTGAAGATATTTCAGGCGTTCAAGGTTTGCAAAACACCATAATAAATAAATTCTAATCGGGAGGTAGAAATGTACAAGTTTAGAGATACGACAAAACGGAAGCATTATCGCAACCTTCCTTTTATTCCAACCAGTGCCATGAGTTATGATGGGACTTGGTTAGAAGAACTCATAGAAGGTTATCAGACGTTGACGGTTGAGGGACGAGAGATGTATTCTCTCAACTTTGAGTCACAAGAAATGCAAGTGGGAGGAGTGATCACCAATGTTAAATATCCTCCTCGTGAGTTGACGATAAAATATAAGCTTGAGGATAGGGACCCTCGAGCACTACAAGAAAAGTTTGATACCTTAAAGGCGTTCTTGATTCGTCAAGGAGATGTCCCAATTATTTTTCATGATGATTTGGAATATACTTTTTATGGCCGGTTCCAGACTGCAGACAATGTGCCTGGAGATACTAATTCAATCATTTCAAGTTTTACTGTCCTTTGTTGTAATCCATTTAAACACGGAAAAATTCAAAGCGTTAAAAACAAAGTCATTGAAGTTTTACCTTAGTCAGTTAAACCAGATAGGCTATCATTTAAATTACTGGCAGAGGGATTACTTGCAACTGACGGAATTTATCGCTTGAAATCATCACAGGCTAAAAAAGGCGACTTTTTGGAATTTGATTTTCAAACAGGCGATACTTTTCTTAATGGGAAACTAAATAACAACCTCTTAGACCTTGATTCTGATTTTAAAAATATCAGATTGACAACTGGAACAGATTTTTCAAGTTCAAACTATGAGTTAACGATTCAATATAGAAAGGCGGTGCTTTAGTGAGTAATATCTTATTTTTAGATAAGATGCAACGAGTCATCAAAAGTTATGATTCCAACGAGTTCATAGAATGTGTTCAGACAAAAGAAATCACAACCAATGCTTCTGAATTAATGAATGACACACTTTCAGTTTCTCTACCTTTTGATGAAATAATTAAAGATGCCAGTTATATTGCAGTCAATGATACGAAAGAGCAAGAGTTTACTTTATATCGAATTTTAACCACAAAAGATGAAGATAATTCGCTTTCGTTTGAAGCGATAAATTTCGCCGTCGATGAACTGGATAATTTTATCATCAAAGATATAAGACCCAAAAATAGGTCTTTTTCTTATGTGATTAATCAGCTTTTATCTGATTCAGGTTGTGACTGGGTATTGGGTGTCTGTGAATCAATTAAAACAGTTTCCAGTACTTTCTACTATACTTCCATGCGAGAAGCGCTCAAAGCTTTGCAAGAACTAGGTTCTGAGTTTACCTTTTCTATTGAAATTACAGGAAATAAGATTACTAAAAAAATCATTAACTGCTATAACCAAATTGGGAAAATAACCAATAAACGCTTTGAATATGGAGAAGAAGTCCTGAAAATTGTCCACCAACAAGACCGCACAAATATTGTCACTGCCTTAATTGGACGTGGGAAGGGTGAAGAAGTTGGTGACGGTTATGGGCGAAGAATTGAGTTCTCAGATGTTGAATGGAAGAAGTCTAATGGAAAGCCCCTGGATAAACCTAAAGGCCAAAATTGGATAGAATATCCGGAAATGACAAAAGAATATGGCATCCCGTCAAATGGGAAAATGTTGCCACGTAAAACAGTCGTTGTTTTTGATGATGTGGAAGATGCAAGTGAGCTTTTACAAAAGACTTATGACCAACTGGCTTATTACTGTCGGCCACTCGTTCAGTTTAGCACTGAGATATTGGGGAGTGATTCAATTGGAAATACTGTTTCAATCCACAGAGGAGACCGAAATTATCACTATCAGACAAGAGTCTTTAAAGTAGTCACTGACTATGTTAATGGCCGAGTGCAAGCCAGCCTTGGTGATAATTTGAGCAGTAACTCTCTTAATCGTCAGTTATCGCAGGTTCAAAGTAATATCTCAGACCTTGATAATAACAAAATGACTTTTTATGACTCAACAGAGATTGGGAAATATCAAGATGATATTATGCGTGGTGCTGGTGCGAACGGTGGCTCAATTTATATGGTCAATGGGATTGAAGCTGGTGTATCTCAATCGAGAGAAACCTATGAGCAAGTCTTCATGGATGGGCCAAAGATTCAAGATTCACAGTATTTCATGATTCAAAATAATGCTGGTATTTCTTTTAAGCAATGTAAAAAAGGGGAGTGGACAACTATTCAAGATGTTCATAATGGGAAAAGCAATACTGCCTGGACACTTGACGGAACCTTTAATGCTAACTTTATTAATGCCGGAGTTTTGCAAGGGGTAAAAATTCGCTCAGTTGATAATGACTTCATTATTGAACTTGATCAAGGAAAAATTCGTTTTATTAAAAGAAACGGTTCTTCTGAAAAAGAAATGTTCGCCTTTGCTCCAACATATGCAAATGGACAATTACAAGGGATTAATGCAATCCAAAATCAAGGATATTCTTTTGCACTATCTTCAATGGGCAATAATGGAGCGTTTTTGAATGTTTTAGAAATCCCTAAAGATAGTACAGCAGATAATCGGAAGTTGAATCTTTATGGAGAGGTAAAAGTTAAGGGTGACTTTTATGTTAATGATGTGAAAATCGATACCAACGGTGGAGGAAACTCTGGTGGTGGTGGCGGTTGGAATGGGAAATACCCACCAGAAGTCACAAGTGATCGTGATAAACGTTACTGGCAAATCTGGGCAATGGCGATTGGAGCTGGTTTTTCTAAACAAGCTGCAGCATCTTTACTTGGGAATGCACAGGGTGAATCTGATGCCAACCCAACGGCTGATGAGGGCGGCGGACGCCCTGGTTTCGGTTATGGGGTTTGGCAATGGACCGATAGTTCTGGAGCAAGCTCTGGACGTGTTTATATGATTAACCTCATGACACGAGCGGGCGTCACCGACAATCCTGACACCATCGCTGCACAATTCAAACTTTTGATGTGGCATGCACCAAATGGGCAATGGATTGCGACAAGTTCTTATCCTTATTCTTGGACTCAATTTATGACATTAACCGATATTAACACAGCCGCACAAGCTTTTGTTTCAAACTTTGAGCGTCCGTTAAATTCACATCCAGAACGGAGTACTTGGGCTCAAGAATGGTACGATAAATTTGTTAATCTTGAAATTCCAAGTGGTGGCGGAGGTTATATCTCCCCAATCGCAAGTCCAATCACCGTATCAAGTGAGTTTGGTTGGAGAACAAGTCCGATTACTGGGGCACAAGAATTTCATAACGGAATTGATTTGGTAAATGGAAACCCAAATACCCCAATTCTTGCTTCCGCAGATGGAACAGTTGTTAGTGCTGCAGACCCAGGCTATTTTGATTGGTATGGGAATTGGACAGTCATTAAACATACGGATGGAATGTACACAGGGTATGCCCATCAGAGCCGGGTAGATGTCTCAGTCGGACAGACCGTGAAACAAGGCCAACAAATCGGACTTATGGGAACGACTGGACCAAGCACGGGTGAGCATTGCCATTTCCAATTTATGGATGAATTTTATCCGTCATCAAATGCGCATTTCCATAATGCAAGAGATTATATTAATTTTTAGAAAGGGTCTATTATGACAGAACATTTTATAACACTGTCCACCACAGAGCCTAACAACAATGTCGGTATTGTGAAATTAAGACATGCGGACGTGAACAGTCAAGCCATTATCGCTCAAATTGTAGAGAACGGTCAGCCTAAGAACTTTGAAGGGTTACAGCCGTTCTTTTGTTTAATGGCGCAAGAAATTACAGGGCAAGGGGTGTCAGAAGAAGCAGTCATTTCATTTGATGCAACTAAAGGGACACTGACCTATATTGCCAGTGCTAATGCACTCCAAATGGTTGGACGAAACGAAGCTTATTTTAGCTTTAGAAAACAAGAGGGTGAGCAATGGATTGAGCAATTCTCAACTCGGACTTTTCATTATATCGTAGAGAAATCCATTTATTCTCAACCTTTCAAAGATTCTAACTACTGGTGGACCTTTAAAGAGCTTTATCGAATCTTTAATCAGTATATTGAAGATGGTAAAAAGAGCTGGGAAGAGTTTGTGGAAGCAAATCGTGAAATTCTTGAATCAATTGATCCAGGAGGAAAACTCTTAGAGAAAGTGTTTGATTTAGAAAAGGTCATTAGTGAAAAAGTTCCTAATGGCTTTAAATTTGTCTTAGAACATGATTCTGAATATCAACCAGAGGTCAAAGTCACAGCATATAAGAACTCAATCAGTACTGAAACTGATGGATTAGATACAGGAACAGTCTTTGGTGGAGAAACAATTTATAATGTTCCTCTTTTCTTAAGCTATGACCGCCAAAAAGCTTATGTAGAAATACCAATTTCTTATAAAGTTGACGGTGAAATTATTTTGCAAGATGATGAGACCTTATTAATTATAGATAAGTCCCAGGTACTTTGCTTTAAAATGACAGATGCCAAAATAACTAAAGGCTATGCCTTTACAAATAAATAGAAGGAGAAACTAAATGGCAGGATTAACTAAAATTTATCGTGGCATGCAAAATGGTGCCGAAGCAATCAATACCAACTTTAATACTTTGACAGATAATCTAAAGCAATCTTCTGATGCCGCTGTTAAGTTAACGGGTGATCAAGCAGTGGCTGGGAAGAAAACGTTCTCCGATGATGCAAGCTTTAAAAACATTTCGGTTTCAGGCGATATCAATCAGCGCTACGCTACTACATCGTTCGAGATTGGATATGGATTATCAGTGACTGCCAAACGTATTGGTAATATGGTAACAATTACCTTTAGAGGTTCAAATACGACTACACTTGGGAGTGGAGCAAAACCTACTGAAAAAATACCGTTGGGCTATCGTCCTATTGAAGCAGAGTCAATTGACCCTCTTGTTCAAGGTCGTCACTTAGATACCTACTATTACTTTAACCCAGACAGCTCCATTTCTTATATGGGAGAAGACGTTCCAGTCAACAGCTTTTTCCGTGGGGTAAGAAGTTACTTTACCAAAGACGCTTGGCCAACAGCATAGGAAGTAGGAGTAATGGAAGAGAAATCAGAAGAAGTTGTTGAGAGACTCGCACGAATCGAAACAAAATTAGACAATTATGGTTCAATTCGAGAAAAAGCCGAACAGGCTCATTTAATAGCTTTGAATAATGCAGAAGATATTAAAGAAATAAAAGCAAATAACAAGTGGGCGTGGGGCTATATGATTGGCCTTGGAATTTCAATTGTTATTTATTTTTTAACCAAATTTTAAAAAGGAGCGGAAAATGATTTTTAATAACAAATTTTACAACGTTATCAAATGGGCTGTTTTAACTGCCCTACCAGCACTTAGTGTTTTTATTGGAGTAATTGGTAAAGCCTACGGTTGGGGGGGAACTGATTTAGCTATTATTACTTTGAATGCATTTACTGTATTTTTAGGAACATTGGCTGGAGTAAGTGCTGTTAAATTCAATAACCAACCGAATGATACGGAGGAAAATAAATGAAAAAGTTAATTAAAAAAGCTGCCATTGTAATGGTAGCTTTCTTTGTTGTCGCAGCAAGTGGACCAGTATTTGCGGCAGTCGGTGACCAAGGGGTGGACTGGTCAAAATATAATGGAGACTATGGGAACTTTGGTTATGACCATGATAAGTTTGCGATTGCTCAAATTGGTGGAACTTATGGTGGTTCATTCGTGGACCAAGCGACTTATTCAACACAAGTTGCATCTGCCATTGCTCAAGGTAAAAGAGCGCACACTTATATTTGGTATCAAGTCGGAGGTTCTCAAGAAGTAGCAAAAGCAGCACTTGACCGCTATTTACCAAAAATTCAAACGCCTAAAAACTCTATTGTTGCCTTGGATTATGAAAGTGGAGCAAGTGGAGATAAACAAGCGAATACTGATGCGATTCTTTACGGAATGCGTCGAGTAAAATCAGCTGGATATACTCCAATGTATTATTCTTACAAGCCTTACACTTTGGCCAATGTCAATTATAAGCAAATCATCAAAGAGTTTCCTAACTCACTATGGATTGCGGCATATCCAAATTATGAAGTGACACCAGTTCCAAACTATAGCTTTTTCCCAAGTATGGACGGAATTTCAGTATTC